TTGTCAAGGCTGTCTTTCAAAGGAGCAACCTCTTCGTACTGCTTCTTGATCAGGTCAGCCTGCGCGATCTTCTGGTCAATTTCTGCCTTAAAGGCAACAGGGTCCTCTGCTCCGTAGGTCTGCTTGAACAGATTCTTTGCCTCATCGCTCCACTGAATAGCTGCTGGCTTTTGTTCGCCAAGCATCTCGTTCAGCACCGATGCGTAAGGGTCCGTAAGTTGGGAATTACCATTGGAATTTACAACGGGAGCAGACTCGGTCTTTTGCTCGGAAGCCGCAACTGGCGCGGGTTCCGCAGGGGTTTCTACCACGGGAGGAGCTTGGGGTGTTTCCGTGGAAGCTTTCGGCTGGGCATACGCCTCCTTTCGCTCGGCCAACGTCGGGCCAAGGATTTGCGCCAGAGCGTCACCGCTAAGGCTTTGGGTATCAGTCGTTTCAGTCATGGTGCAAAGATATATTGTGTTCTTGCTTTTTGTTTTTCAGTGTTTATAGCCCCGGCGAAACGGCTGCGCCAAGTTCAGAATCAGGTTTCATCCACTCGCTTTCTGCCTGACGAGCTGGTTGCTCTGCCTTTTGCTGTAGTTGGGCAAGTTTCAAATCGCTACTGTTTTCTTGCTTTGCAAGTTCCATCTGTTGCTGGTCAATAGCAGCCTGTTCCTGCGCCATTGCTTGCTCTGCCATCATTACCTGCTGCGCCTGTGCCTGCTGTGCGGCAGCTTCCGCCGCCTGCTTGGTGAACTGACGAGCAGCAGCGTAAACGTCATCTGGAACAGAGCGACCCATGAGCTTAGCAGCGGTGGTCGGGTCAAGCATACCCATCTGCATAAGCTGCGGGATGACCTGCTGGTCGGTGATGGTGCGAAGCTGTGCGCCATCAGGGGCCAAGGAAATCTTAACACGGAACTGTTCAAGCTGCATATCTTCCGTGGTAATCAGCGCGGTCATGTCGTCCTCTCCAACCATCTGGCTCAACAGCCAAGGGCGACGAGAATAGAACTGCTTGCCAGCCTGTGCGTTGAACTGATGTATCTGCTTGTACAAGTCCGCAATGGCAGCATAGAACGGCTGCTGCATCACGCCAGCCTGCTGAAGCTGAAGCTGAAGGGTTCCCACAAGCTGGCCACCGCCCGTCGGTGCGCCGTAGTTGCTCTCGTACACGCCAACTGCGCTTTCTGCAACGCTCTTCACCTGCGGGAGCAAGCCAAGCATATTGTAGAACGAAGCGCCCGGAGATGCGTCGATCTGGCCGGATGCGTTCTGCAAGCCGCCAAGCATTGCAGCAGGGACAACGATGGTGTCCCCCTCCTTGACCTTCATGTTCAACTCCTCCTCGTCCATGTTGGAGCCGTCCACAGCCTCCTTGGCCAAGAGGACGCTCTTGCCTCCAGCCTTACGCATCCTCCAAGCGATGTCGGATGTGATCTGGTTCATCCACCGCTGCGGGTCACGGGCTGCTGTCAACGGGGCAACAACGTGGCCACCCAAGTAGCGCCATGCCGAGAACTTGATCGGGAACTTGACAGAATATACGTCATCGGCCTCTGCCTCCTGCAATGGATACATACCGTAGTCCATGACCATATCCCCTACAACGCCCACGCTCGGCAACCCGCTGTTGAGCGGAGGGGCGGGGGGAGCCTCGTTGGGGTTGTAGGGGCGGTTCTTGGTGTAGCCGCCGGGGAGATACTCCCAAGGGATCATAGAGCAGTAGCGGACCACTTCAATGGCCCTGCGCTGCTTTTTGGCTTTTAGTTCGGCAGCGGTCCAAGCACGGGTGTACTGGTTGTCTGGCGGGTCAATAAGGTCCTTCTCCGTAAAGGCTGGCTCTCCAGTGTCGGGGTCATCCTCGTTGATGGTGACATACTGTGGCATACCATCCTTTTCAACAAAGCCCCGGTCCACGTACTTCATGTCCTTCCAGTACATAGTAAAGACACGGGGACGGGACTGAGGCCAGCCAGCGTTAAAGTTGTAGCCACCCGGCAGGATACGCGCCCAGTTGTCAAGGGCATAGATCTTGTCCTTGATCGGGTTCCAGCGTTCTGCGATGCCAGACACGTTCATCAGGGGGCAGGTGTAAACGAACTGTCCGTCAGCGAAGTCAGGACGCATAGCAGAAGTATCCCAGCCCACTTCCCTTGGCTCACACACCTCCCACTCAAGGTTGTTGCCATTGACAAAGCAGTGCGCGGCGGCTACGCCAGAGAGGGCCATATAAGCAGCGGTGACACGCTTGGTGTCGTCCAGCTTGCTGCGCTCGGCTATCATTGCCATGAGGCTATTGGCACCACGGATGATGTGGTCCTGATAGGTCATGTCGAATATCTTCTCGGTCTCCTCCGGCGATGGAGATACCCCCTGCTTGGCCATCGCAGTGGCCATCATTGGGCCAGCACCCGCAGCCTCGCTCATCAGCATTGCCTTTAGGAATGCGTCCTCTCGGCGGGTTTGGGCCAAGTACTGGGTCACGGGTTCTGCCTTGGCAGAGATGGAGATGTTGTCAACGGCTCCGACCATGCGGGTCAGCATGGGGGAGACGATGGGGAACTTGAAGGGGATACGGCTCGTCTGCGAGGGGCCGTCGCCAAGGAACATACGGACATCCTCCTCCTCGCCCCACCGCGAGTCGATGGCGTACTCCATATTGCTGGCGTAGTTGCCACGGTAGTACTCAATCCATGCGCCAACCTGACGAGACAAGAAGTAGCGGGTCCACAGCGCATGATACCGCTCATCCTTATCCTTTTCGGGGATGGTCATGCTCGGTGGGATCTGCGTGGCAATAGGGATCCACGTCCAAAACCCGCGATTGTTCGTCGTTGTTGGAATCATCGCCTAGACTGTCTAAATGATTTTACTGAGCCATCGAGTTCGTCAACAATGGTGTTCTCATGCTCGACAACTCCAAACCCGCCTTTTTCAAGGGCTTTAGAAGTCTCCTCAAGAAGACGCCAGATGCCCGGAGCGCGTTTGCTCCAAGATTCCTGTTCTTCGATGTCCATTGTATTTATGTCAACAGCAAGCATTGCCTTGCAATTGTCCCTAACTCTTTGGGTGTAAAGATAGTTCTCAATACGGGCGGCAAGGTTGAAGGACTCCATCCGCTTAAAAGCAGATTTGACGTTGTCTGGGAACCCAGCCTTGAACTCCTTTAATTTCGACTCCCTCTGCTGCTCCGTAGGGTAGGATATCCTCACACAAGCCTCAAGCTTTTCAGAATCCTCCTTGTCGTAGTACGGAGACGCAGCGCAACGAAACCACCAAACGAACAGAAGGTCGTGGCTCTTGATGGCCTCCGGACGGAACTCCGAATACTCTATAAGTTCGGGATACTGGACCCGTAGGTCTTTTCCGTTCTTGGGGGCGAATATCAGATAACGCCTCTCCAGCATCTTTTCGATTATCTCCTCGTTCATGTGTACTTGATTTCAACTTTTTCAGTAGCGTAGTAAGGGATAAGATTGGCTCCCCTCCTTAATACGCGCCTTGTCTTGTACTGCTTTGTTTCTGCCGAGACCTCCTGCGGCTGCTTGTTGACGCAGCGGGAGCAGAGTTCTGCGTATGCGATAGAGTAGACCAAGTCGTCATTGTAGACGTTCTTGTTCATGGTCCCCCATACCACGGAGCCATCGGGCTTGGACTCCACGGAGATGTTCCTCACCTGCGACCAAAAGTCGTAGTACCAGATGTTCTGGCCATAGGTGCGGATAAGGTCTGTGACATCCCCGTACAGAGATTCCTTGCGGCTTCCCTTGCCACCCTTGAGGTCAATGCCATAGATGTGTGCGCCACCACGATACTTGGGGAGCAACTCGTTCTTGAGCATCAGGGAGTCCCTCAATGAAAAGACGGGGGAGGACTTGAACTCAACGTACCTGTGTCCTACGTTTATCTCTACGAGTTCCCTGCAAGCCTTCTGGCCGTAGTTGCGGTAGTACATCCCCATTAGGATGCCCTGTACGAACAGGTCTGAAGGGAACGATGTACGGGCGTTCAGTGTGCAAGCCACCGTTGGGATGAACACTGAGTTTTCTCCCTGCTTTACCTCTCTTGCCGCTGTGTCCCAGATGGCTGACGAGAAGCGCGAAAACCCTCCGTCGTTCTGGATGGGGTCTGTCCCTTGGAAGTAGCGGTGCGCCCATGTGTTTACCGGGGGCAGGAACATCTTGATGGGCGCCTCAATGTCGTCCGCTGGTGACGGAACCCACCTGACACCCTTTACCGGGTGAGGGAAGTGAAGGTCTGTGAGCCTTACAGACTCGTCAAAGATTGGCTCAAACCTTCCGGGCACGGGGGCCAGACCCCTCTTGTGGCACTCGTTGATGATCCTGTTCTGCTGTTTTACGATTATCTCCATCGGGACCAGCGTCTTGTGGCTGGTCATAAAAGCATCGTCCGGCTTGCTGGGGTAGTGGGCGCAGAACAGAGACAGACGCTCGGTGGCGGACAGCCCCTTGG